TTTGAATTGTTGTTTTTGTTTTACAGTAGTTTCAGTATGATAGCTAGTGGTAAATTCATCAATGTACGGCATAATATTGAGTAATTTTTTAGAAGAAATAATCGCATTGGTAGTAGTAGTTACAGTCAACTGCCACCGATCTTTGTAGGGATAATATTGATTACGTACTTCACTTAATATTTTAACAATATCTGGATGATATAGAGATTCTCCGCCGTAGATATTTAATATTACAGTTTTTAATCCCTTAGGTTTATATTTCATGTATTGGTCAACATACTCAAACATAAAATTAAGAGTTTTTAAACATTCGGCAAGTGGCGGATGTTTTGTTGAATTATCATGTCCACCGTGTAGTTCTTGTAGACAATAGCTACAATCCAAATTACACTTCATAGTTAATTCCCAGTCTAATAGGAAACTAATACGATTATTAGGATCTATTGCTGGCTCAAGAACATCAAATGACGGCATTATAAATTAGTTAATTCTGATATTGTTGCACTTAGATTAATTTCTTGGTCGGCCACCAGCGGCATATTGGCCATGCCATTGCGTATGATAATAATTGCTTGATCCTGTCGCGCCACATCTTTAGACCATAAATCTAAGTTATCGTACATCCAACGAAATATATCTTCGGCTTCCTCAGGAGTACTCTGTTGACATATCAAGGTTCGTCCTTCACGAAGTTTTCCCTGTTTGAACAACTGTACCGCGTCGAGCTTCCAATCGCCAACTGATTTGTCTGTAGCACCTGGTGCTGCAAGAGTACCACCAGTGCTATTTTGCTGTACGAGATTTAAGCATTTGCGTAAATCAGGATAAGTGGCTTTGACATAGGTATCTAACGTGTCAATATCAAACTCTATATTTTCTGTAACCAATACCGTGGCTACACGAGCTGTAAATTCAGTATGGTCGGTTTTAGGAATGTGTATTTGTTGACAACGACTATGTATTGGTGGTAATATTTTATTAGGATAGTTGCAAGTTAAAATAAATCTTACACTATGACTATAGTCTTCCATGAGATTACGTAAGGCTGGTTGAACACTATTTGGATTCATATAATCGGCTTCGTCAATTAGTACAACCTTGAACTTACTGAATGGCATGGTTTGACAAAAGCTAATTAGCTTGTCTACCCACTCGACTTTGCGAGCTTCTTTACTACCATTAGCAAACATAACATCGTACTCGTCAATTTTTAATTCGTTTATTAACATTTTTGCCAAGGTCGTTTTACCGGTTCCGGGACCTCCGCTGAATAATAGGTGTGGAATGCTACCGTCTCGGATCCACGACATAACTTGATCACGTTGTGCTTGATCTACAAATACATATCCATCTACGGTGTTTGGACGATATTTTTCTACCCAAAGTTCTTTCATACTAATTCTTCCCAAATACCTAAGATTTCTGCTGCTATGAACAGTACGCCAGATGCTAAGAAGTTACCAACGGCTAGGTTGCCGCCTGCTACAATTCTAAGTCCGCTTTTTACTAGACTTATGTTTCTGTGTTTTACTGGATCCGGGTGATTCATTTTTACCTTTAAAAAAATTTATAAGTTTGTTGATGATAGTTAATTGTAACACAGGTGGAAGGTGTGGACAACGACCTTGTCGCCAATCGCAGACGGCTGCCGGTATTTGTCTACAAATACTGCATTTTGGTGTTTTTTTGATAACCACGATCAGGACTGTTTTTGAATATGTACTGCATCACTCATGGTGTCGTCTTGTGGGCGTGTTTCACTGTCACTTACCAATAAAATATCCTCAGGATCAATTTTACGAATAGTACGTTTGGTAATGCTTTCCCCATCTTCAATGTCTACACCTCGAGTCCAACGACCGTGCGCCACACATATCCATTGCCCAACTCGAACATCTTGCTGATCTTTGCCCACGGCATACACACGGCCCCAGCGAGGACGAATGCCCAAACTAGTACCATTATCGTTGGGCAAAATTAACCCACTTTGTGTAATGCGGGTATCAAACTCCATGTCTGATACTAGTACATCTTTTTTAAGAGCTCGTAATTTTTCTCTAGGGATACGATGTGGTGCAAATGCTAATTTTACTTCGATCATATGTTCCTTTTAAATTTTTCTAATAGGTTGTTCTTGTGCCCGTTCTCTGGGAGTTTTTTCTTTTTCTTGTTTGATTAGTCTGCTTCTAGCAATTGCCGCGGCTAAGCCTCCGCCTTGCGGCAACAAGTCAGATTCGTCAACTGGAGTCGGCTCGGTTATTACTGGCTCGGATCTACTAGTCGCTGGTAAAAATTCTTCAAAAAAATCAGGTTCTTCAGTGACTAAATTTTTTGCCTCGGCAGTTGATTGTTTAGCTGCGCGAGTGCTGGTTTGAACTGGTGCAGAATTAGAAACATTGGTTGTTCGTTGATATTGACGTTGTACTTGACGATTTTTTTGATCAATTACACGATTGTTACCGTCAAGCCGGTCTCCACGGGCATTGACATTCATATTGCCCACAGCTCTTACACCTTCATTTTGTAAAATGAGCGAGCCAAGATCAACTGCCTTGCCCATGGCCGATTTGTATACTTTGCGTGTCATAGTTATTCCTCTGAATTATATGTGTATTTAACGGAGAAACTCTTCGGGCTCTAAATTATAAAACATTGAGTCAATTCTGTGTACTCCTAGTTTATATAATACATAACTGGCCACACTACTTCCTCTTCCTACTCCCCAAATTACTTGATTTTCTGTCATTATATCAACCAGATATTTTAAATAGCGCAACAAGTTAAACAAGTCTCGCTCTTGATACAATAACAATTCTTGCCCTACTCGTTGTAGTTCTGCTTCGGTATTACATAATCCTAAAATATATTCAGCAATGTCTAAATGTTTGTACTCTTCGGGCATGTGCCAACGAGCTTGTGCTCTCTGATCAAACACTGTCATAATAACTGTAGGATCTTCTACGTGTTTAATGAACTCGGGCATACGATCAACAAAATCAACCATTTGCTCAATGTTGATAGATCGGTCTACAAGCATGCGATTTAATGATGCAGGATTACGCCCTTGCATTAACAGGTCGCAAACATCCGACTCGTTAAAAACCATTTCGCCTAGGTTATTTTGTTTCATCTTTTCCAAAATCTGCAAACACAATATTACCAGTGGCCTCGGGCGGCTCTTTTGCCGTTTCAGCATCGGGCCACCCTAAATCTAATTCTTTCCATACATTTGATCTTAACAATGACAATACATTATCACTGTCAATTAAGTCGGCGTCACAATGTACCACATCTGCTGTGGTCCACCAGTCTGGAAAAACTAAATTGTCAGTGGTTTCGTGCTCACCGTGTATATAGACCATGTTGTCACCAATGGCACTGGATAATTCTGTTTCAACTATGCTGATGCGTTCTTCCATAATGGCATTTAATTTGGAAAATAGCATGACCCCAATGATTTGATCCACTGGTTCGTTGGGCAAGGTAGTAATCTTCATTCCGGCTGCCAGATAACGTTTACAGGCTTCAACGCAATTACTATTAATAAACACAGTTGAATCCATTTCCTCGGCAATAAAATATTTTAATCGTTCAAAGGCAATGTTGTGATTATCCGCATCTGGAGTATTAGTAATCATATAAGTGCGTAGAAAGTAATTATTCATGATCAACCGATCTTGATAATGTACCGCAGCTGTAAATGATATAGTGTATTGTAAGCGAACGTTCACGATATGTCAATTGCTTCATCAAACGGAGTTTTGCCCGGGCCGTTTAGTCGTTCTTGATATTTGGACTGATAGCTTTCGATTGCCATTCTAATTTGCTCGCAGAGATAACTATTGCCACCGCGATAGGCTATGCCTAATTTTTTGTTAAGCTCGGCAATTTTATCAGTGAGTTGTTGGGTAGTCAACGAGTCTAAATTGGGTATAAGCGGGTGTTCCATACCTTAATTGTATACTACTTTTAGACTGCTGTCAATAGTTTTGGTTAGGCAAATACCGCGGCATTGTTACCAATGCAGTACCAGGCACCCTGAACATACTGCAATGTACAAGCACGGCCGTCGGCACCAAATGTAATTGTACCGCTACCAGAAGTTTTCCAGCCTGCGGTAGCCACAGTAACAACCATATCGCCCACATAACTGGTACAGATCAAGGTTTTAATTTGACCTTCGGCTCCATCAGCCAGGGTAGCAGTTTCGGCACCGGCAGTACTAAAATAACTGACTGTGGTGGCCAGGCTGATAGCACCTGCAGAAGCCAGATCTTGTTGGCTGTTGTTGAATGGTTGTAGTGCTTTGTTGACTTCACTCACGGTAATGGTTGTGCCGCCATTGCTAGTAACAAAATTAAATGCGTATGTCCCGGTTGCAGCGAATTCAATCACATTGGTTGTGACATCTAGTCCTTGGATTCCGGTGTTATTCACCGAAACTGCTGCTGGCAGTGTTAGAGTATGAGCAACACTGGCCACGGTAACCTGCACAGTAACAGAATCTTGTGTTCCGGCTGGAGTAAAATTGGTAAACGCCAGGCTAATACTACCAGCGGTGGTTACTGTTTGATATGGTCCGGCGGTATAATTAATACCAACATCACCGCTTAACACACCCAAACTTACCACGGTACCGCTCATGTTTTGCAGTTGAGCATTACTTAAAATACTACCACCCATGTTGTTGTTTAAGGTAGTACCAGTCAAGGCGGCTTTTAATACTGCTTTATTTTGTAGGTCGGTAATTTCAGCAGCTGCATACTGAAAGTTGGTGGAAGTATTAGTGAAATTATCGCGGAAGCCTTGACTGTTATTGTCTTGACCGGCTACGGGATATGCACCATCTATATTGTTCGGGTTAATCTGCGAAGTCATTTTTACTATTCCTTAATTATTTGTATTATTTAGCTGGTTATATAGCTAAAATAAATTATTCCAATATGTTCCGTTTAGGGAACAACAAATATCTATCGTATATTTGTGTATTGGTGTATATGTCTACTGGCACAATAAATTCCACGCTATTACCATCAAATACGGTGGGCGGGCCCGGAACCACATCAAAGGTAGTAGCTTCGGGAGGTGTTGGGATCCACTGCTGTTCTTCACGATTCCAGTTCTTAGTCAACAAGTTATCCAACTCGTAACGATCCACATCAAAGTCCACCAGATTTAACTGATCACCAAATATGGTTTGAATATTATACTTGATTTGTCCTGATTTTCCAGGTTTAGTGTAGGCAATTACCCAGGCTGGTGTAAAACCTAGTACTGATCCGTTGAGTTGTTTACTCAACATCCATTGAGGCAAAACATTACTGATCTGTCCCACCGTGTCAATCACCTGGGTACGCATGTCTACCAAACTGTTGGGATAAACAACATCAACCTCAGTACTATCTCCAGCATTTATTGGGTATGCCAATCTCACTTGTTTGCCGACACTTTTGCCATCGTTATTAATTAGATTATCAATCACACGACTATACACTACCTCGTAAATTATATTACCGTCAACATCCAAGGCCTGTGCTGTTTCGATGCTACCCAAGACTAAATTTTTCCAGTAATGATTAAGTTTTAATGCATCAACATAAGAATCAAGAGTAGCTGCTGTTAACCCATAAGCATGTTGATATACAACTTTGGTAGCTAAGCCAAAATTAGGATCTTGCGGTCGATATAATAGATCTGTAGGAAATATATCATCATTCTGCAGAAGACTATTCAATATTGCACGATCGTTTTGAGGAGGCATAGCCTGTATATAAAGATTATTGTATGGTTCATTGTATCTGCGTATGACTCGAATGGTAAAGGTTTTAAACACGCTGACCACTCCATTAACGCTGTAGGCATTAACTGTAAATGTAAACACCATGTCAAATGTAGTTTCAGTTCCTACACCGGTTGTAGGATTTGAATTAGGGTTGTATACATTTCTACTGCGTACATCAAATGTAGTAGTTCCGCTGTCAAGGGCAAAGGTATTAAAACTAACCCGGCCGGCAATGTCGCCTTCGGGCAATAGTTGTAGACCCTGGGGTAATTGACTGGTGCTGCCGGATTCTAATTGATACTGTAGCGGTATACCACTCTTGTTTACCGCAGCCACATACAAGGTACTGGTGGCGCCATTGTCAATTGATCCCAAGTCGCTGAGGGTAAGCCAGGTAACTTCGGTACTCAAACTGCCCACAATACTTAACGAGTAATAATAAAAATCGCTGATCACGGTTGGGTCACCGGTTTTATACACGCGAATGGCAAAATTATATGTCAACTCGGTTATTCCGAGATCTGGAATGTACCCATAGAGCCACCCGGTGACTGGATCTAAGGTCAGTCCGGGCGGGAGTGTAAATCCACCTTGATCGAATCCTTCACCCGGATAATCATAACTGCCGGGTAGAAAATTAATTAGTCCTTGATCGTATCCAATGGTGCCACCAAGACTAATTGTGTATTCAAATTGGTCTCCGTCAAGATCAATACCATCAAATTTGAATGCGTAGAAATTATCATTGCGTACAGTACCAATACTGCCAGTTGGTGTCAACAAGATTGGTGTACGCTGAGGTGACCCATCTGCTGTGACAAAAGTATTATCTGCTGTGATTTGTGTGTCGTCTGCGGTCAATGCATTACGACTGTACACCAGGATGGTAAAGGTTCTTAAGTTGCTGGTCTTGCCGTCTGTAATTTCTAAAATAAATTGATAATTTACTGTAGAACTTTTGGTTGAAAAATCAAAAGCATATTGGTCATATCCTTGACCGTCGCGACTAAATCCCGCAGCCACTCCAGCATCAGTATTGGGCGCAATGAATCCTGAAATTAATCCAGTGGCCGAAATAGTCAGGCCCGGAGGCAATTGCCCTGCCGTAAGTCGTACTATGACCGTGTCGGCTGGGTCAACATCGGTATATTCTATTTGTAGGTCGGTTACTTGTGTACCGTCAAAGTATGTGCCTACTGAGCCGGCAGGAGTTATAAATTCTGGATTGTTTTGCCCGGTTATTGTGAGGGTAAATGTTCTGTCAGCCAGGCGATTGATTACTGTTACTCCCTGGATGACTTGTGTTGTATAGGCGCGAACAGCAAACTTGCTGGTAACATCGGCACTAACTGGTGCCGGAACACCGTCTACTGTTACAATAGCCTGGGGGACTCCAGCAATTAGGCCGGTATCGTTGACCACTTCTATGCCGGCTGGTAATTGTCCAGCTATTACTTCATAGTATATGGTATCTATATCGGTAGGATCAACGGCCTGTAATGGAACCTCATAAAACACACCTTCCGGTATAGTTCCAAGGCTTCCAGGAGGAGTGATCCAAACAGGTTGTGCCATTTGCTAAATTACCAGGGAGTAGTATCAAACTCTATGCGTTGCCAGATTTCTGTGGTAGCATCATAATCCGCAACACAAACATAAAAATATGTGGTATCGTAAGCATACATGCCGGCACTATCCCCTACTGTACCACTAGGGTCTGTAGGTGGATCAACTTGCACTCGGCTAAAAAGTTCGCTAAAATTAGTGTTACATTTTTGATACGCTGTTCGTATTGGATCGCCCAAGCCATCGTTGGGTGCTGTTCCGACGTTAATTACTAGTTGTGCCATAGATTTGAGTCCTCTAGTGTATTTACCAGATTACTACAGCACAGTTGAGTTGGGTTACTCTGGGCTAAAACTACTACCGCAACCACAGGTGGTTTTGGCTGTTGGATTTTTAATACTAAATGTAGCACCGTACTGATCTTCTTTGTAGTCTACTTCTGCCCCTTGCAGGTACCCGCCACTCGTACTATCTACCAGGATTTTAACACCTGAAATATCCAGGTCCCAATCATCCTCGTTTTGCTCTTCATCCAAGGTAAAACCATATTGCATGCCACTACATCCACCTCCTTGAACAAATACACGGAGTTTCAGTTTAGGGTTGTTTTCTTCAGTGACGATATCGCGGATTTTTGTCACTGCTGCGTCGGTTATTGTGATCATATATTTCCTTTAAAGACGTTCGTTACAAACGTTCCAGTTAATAATTTTCCAGATGTTATCTAGGTATTTTTCCTTGTCATACTGATAATCTAAAGCCCAGACATGTTCCCACCAGTCAACAAGTAAACAGATATCTGTTCTAACTTGATGATTTGGGATGGTTTTAATCGTGCCCGATGTGCTAAGATATACCCAGCCCGATCCCTGGATGGCCATGGCCACCTTTTTAAATTCTGCTTTAAAGTCTTCATAGGTTTTGAAGTTAGTTTCAATTAGTTCAAGTACCGCACCCTTTGGGCGGTTAGCGCCTTTGGGTGCTTGTAATTGTGGAAAGAATTTGTTATGTAAAAACGATCCTGCGCGGTTGAAATCTTTTGTGTAGTTACCGCCCATATTGCTAGTGTCGGCATTGTAGCGTTTGGCATAGCCTTTGGCCAAATGCTCATAATGATATTCAATTGAAGCTGAACTCATGACGGGTTCTAAGGCCTTATGAGTGTAGGGCAAAGGAGTGGTTTCCAGCTTGGCCGGGCGAGTTGTGGCTTCTACTAGATCAATAATTTCACGAATGTTATTAGTCATATTCTTACTTATCTGCGACGGGTAATTCTACCACGTGTTAAGTCGTAAGGACTAAATTCTAGCTCAACGCTATCACCTTCTAAGACTTTTATGTTGTTAGATCGCATTCTACCATTGAGCGTGGCAAGCACAGGCCGTTCAAAGTTCTCTAATTTCACACGGTAGGTAGTATTACGTAGGACTTCTGTAATTACTCCTTCCATTTTGATTGCTTCTTCTTTGCTCAATTTGTTTTGGTTATCTCCATCATTTACTTAGCCGTTTATCGTCGCATTTTACTAATATCTATGGCTTCTTCGTCGCTGAAAACAGGCACAGCATTTGACTTATGCATAGTGCCAATGCCCTTAATCTTAGTACCTGTATATTCATTATCTTTAATTTTAACGCAAGGCACCCACCCTGTGTCCTGACTTTCAACCCGGGGAGTTTCGCGGCCAGGAGGAGTTTTGGGCATAAAGTCTGACATAGTTTTACGTGGGGCATTGTATGGGCCAGTGCTAAATTTGGGTGTGAGTTTTTCAAACTGAATCAATTTACGATCCCATTCAGCTTGTCGTTGTTGGGCTAGTTTTTTGGCTTCTGAGCTGGCCCATTTGCGTGGACCTTTCTTTTTACCAGTTGTACTGAGCCACGGGCCCTCTAAGTGCATTGTCATCGTTGTAAATTCCCCCATGCTAACCATTTATCAACTTCTTCATGATGGATATTTTCAGCAATCATTATCTTCTTAGGAAAGAGATGACCAACAGGCCACTCAAGTCGGAACACTGACCATAAACCAGTATCAATGTTCTGCATGGCGTTGACTTCGCTATCAAATATCATAAAACTATTATAACAAACAATCCATTATTGGTCAATCATCAAAAGTCGGGCAGTTGGTCATGTTTATAATGCCCAATCTTTCGTTGGGTATGCACAACATATTTTGGTAGTCTACAATATAGTAGGAATAGTCCGTGATTGAGTTTAGTGCTTGTTTAATTTCTTTGGCGCCTGTAATAAAGTATTCTACCCAAATGTAAGGTCGGTACTTTTTGATAGCTTTGAGAGCACCTACAAGTGTTGGAATTTCAAATCCTTCGACGTCTAATTTAATAAAGTCTAATCTTGGCAGCATCATGCTATCGACGCTGTCAATGTCAACACTACGAGTACGCATCCAGTAGTGTTCTTCAAACGTATCGTCTACAGATAAACTTACTGTACCAAAGTCGCTGGGCTGACTGTAATCCACCGCAGGAAGGTATGCCTGTGATTGTCGACCATCACCTAGGCCCATGTTATGTAAGAATACATTGTCCAGGCCGTTGAGTGCTAAACTACCACTCAGGGCATTAAACAATTGTCGTTGTGGTTCGAAACTAACAACACGGCCACCTCGTTGTTTGATTCGTTGCGCCACAGGAACTGTAAAGAATCCAATATTAGCTCCACCATCTACTACAACGCAATCATCGGGCAGGGTGTCTATGATAGCAAAAATATTAGCAAGTTCTTCTTCAATGTGAGTGTGCCCAGTCTTGACCAGGGCCTCGGCCTGAAATGTACAGGTCCGAGCCACTATGAACTTGCCATATATAGAATCAAGTACTACAAAGTTGTCGATCTTCAATTATTTAAACAGAATCATGGCCATGACCACGGCCTGCACCATAAATCCTAGACCAATTGTGATGATGTTCAAGGAATCCTTAAGTACTACCGCTCGTCCAAACAAAAGCAACAATCCAGCCCACATAAACAAGATAATATCTAACGGTGGAGCACGATCGCTAAGTCCAGTCAGCAAGGCCAACAAGGTAGGGATAGTGGCGCAGTTAATAACAATTATGGCCAACCATCCTAAGGTCTCGGCACTTACTCGAGGCAAGTAGGTGATGAAAAATTGTTGGATGTTTTTTACATCAAAGTTCTTGATGTTCATATTTTTTTGCCTTCAGAATAAAAGATGTGGCGACCAATTTTAGTAATTTGTGGTTTGCCCCACTGTGGGTTGACATAATCCGCATGATAATACATAGCGGTCTTCATACTGGGTAAACGAAAGTTTTCTAATAGAACTTTCTTGGCCACTTCCTCACTCTCTTTCCAGAGTGCAGAGTAGATGGGTTTGATTGGACTAACTCCGTTACAGGTCCAACTGAATTGACATATTACTTTTTCGTAAACTATATTTTTTTGATAAACCACACCGCAGACACCTTGACCAAAACGTCCAGTTTCTACACGGTTCATGGTTACTTGTGCCACGGCCACTTTGCCTTCAAATGGTTCAGTTGCGGCTTCATAATAAATGTTACGGGTTAAGCAGGCCAACTGCTGTGTGCGATCTGCCGCAGAAATAAATCCTTGACGTGGTGCTTCATTTTCTGCCCGAAGTTCGGCAAGTTTATTAGTGGTTACAGTTCCTACGGCATATACTACACACAGAAAGCCTATAACTTTTAGTGCTCGACTACTCCACTGGTATAATCGATCGTTTTTGATAGTAGTTGTTGTCAACTCATTCTCCTTGCAACCATACTGGGTGCTTCAGCGGAGGTGTCCAAGACGGACGCATTGGCAAGGTTAAAGACAGATAAGACCTCGGGCCTCAATGCCATAATCTCTAAACCCGACTTTGTTTCCGCCCGGTTCATACCATTTGTCAATGAAGAGGATTTCCGATGTCCTCTTTTAATACTGCCAGCTTTACGGCACTGACCAATCCGTTTTGGAACAGATCTTAGATTGTAATCTTCCGCTGTTCGATATACGACAGCCAAGTTGTTTTTTCTGTTCTCACAAATACTTAGTAATGAAAAAATATTCCTGTTAAAAAACCCCAAATTTTGATATGTTTTTACCATAATATATACATATTATAGCAGATTTACATTAAGGTGTCAACGTATATCGATCAAACTCGTCTTTAAGCCACGGAAATGTTAGTTGCCAGTTGGTATTTCGACGTTGGTCCATTTGATTTAAAAAATTAAATAACTTGGTTATTTCCGGAATATTAGGACCTCTACTGGCAGATTGTGTTGCTATGCCCTTTAGATACTGTTTGCTAGACTTTTCTTCCGGAGTGTTATCTGGTTTAAGAGATAAGGATTTTTTAAAATCTTTAACAAATATATCACCAAAAATATCTATAAACATATAACTAGGATCATTTACACTATTTTGATAGTGGTAAACTCGTCGAGTTTGATTCCAAAATTGTATTTTTTCAAGTAGCTCGGGCAATGTTTTTATGGTTAACGGAGTTACGGTTGAGCTTATAATTAAATTTATCCAGCCTTGAGTTACCAAATATTCAAAATTCTTTTCCCAATTTTTTAAATCCAGTGGGTACCTAACATATTCTTGTGGTGCTCCCCAGCAGTCTAGACTAGCAGTAATTTCAAATTCTCTCAATTTATCCTGATCAATTAACTGCTCAACTCTTTTTACTATTTTTTGCAAATGCGACAATTTACAGTCAAGATTGGTAAAAATTTGTAATTTAAGTTCAGGTGCCGGATGTTGGTCAAATATATCCAGACATTGTTCTAATTCACGTTGGTATAATGGCTCACCACCTAGTATGTTAAACACAGTAAGTTGATGTCCATTTATTTTAATCCAATCAAAAATCTTTTGTTTATTCAATTCTATATTTGAACTTTTATTAAATGCCATCTGTCCAAATTTTACATTTTCGGCATTCCATAGACTACTAAAATGTGGGCCGCAATATAAACATTTTAAATTACAAGTATTGTCAAAATAAACTTCTAAAATTCTAGGAGTAACTTGTATCTCTGTTGGATTTTGAGTTAATTCTGGTGGCGCATGTATGCCAGGAAAATCTAAATTAGTCATACGATCACTTTGTCCCCCGGCCACTTCTATATTTTTACAATAGTCACAACCTTTTTTGGGCCATTCACCTTGTAACATTCTTTGTCGATCATTTAATTTGTTAGGAGTATTATGAAAATCAAATACATCGGTATCAAATTTGTGATGATTAGTTCTATGGCAACTGGCTGTTTCTTCTGTGGTTAAAAATATAGTACTCCAGTTCCATTTGAGTTGGCAAGCGGTATTTGTTTGTATTGGAAAGACTCGATTTTTTAATTTAGATGTTTTGAGAAATTGTCCTGGAATGTACCCAAACACATCAATGCATTCACGTTGAACATAGTCGGGTAGTTGATTAAATTCTAATTCTTTATCACACTCGGGCCAACTTGGATCTCGTATTTCGGTATAAAACTCTTGCCAGGTAGTCATGAAGTTTTTTGTAAGGCTTGCCACATGTTGACCTTTTCCGTAAGCTCTGCCTCTAACGCTCGATATTTGTTACCTAATTTCTTTAATTCTTCCCATTCTTTTTCAAGTTGAGTGTTGGGTACTAAAATATTTAAGCGTTCTTCTAATGCTTGTAATGTGTCTACTAAACTTTTACCATTGATATCGATATCAGCGTTGTCGCCCTCAAGATAAATTTTGCCGCTTAACCGATTAGCCGCAGACCAAGTGGCTTCAACAGCATTGTAACCGGCACCTGTGGTATAGATTGGGGCAATAGTTGCACCTGCACTAGTGATAGTTACATTGCTATAGGTAGGAGGTACTGCTCCAACGACTGGATTTAAGGTGATAATATCTTTTTCTTTCGTAGCGTCCATGTACCGTCCTTGTTATCTTCCCACTCTAACATATCGCCTTCTTTCCATGACATGTGTTCACACAGCTCGTCGCCAAGGTCCAACAACATCTCACCTGGGTGGTCTGGATCCTCGACGATTGTTCTAATGAAGCTGTAGCGTGTCATATTACTTGGCAGTAGCGAGTGCTTCTTTCTCTGCAGTAATTTCTTTACGACGTTCCTTAACACCCTTACTCATTTCTTGTAATGCCTTACGAGCACGAGCCGCGGCTGCTTTTACACCTTTGGTTGTGAATTTTTCGTTTTCAGCGATGTAGTTATTAAATGCTTCTACGAGTTGTTCATGAGTTGCCATTCTATTTCCTTTGTTATAAGTGCCATAAGCACCTATTAATTATACACTATAAAGGCGACATGTCAAATATTAATGTGCCGTTTTGCCCAGACATCCCAAATAACTAGATTGTCCCAGCTGTGTGTCCAAGTTACTAGGAATAGACTAAGAGTATTATGATCAAATATATGCATACGATTATCTTCTATTCGAGCCTGTATACTTCGGCTGGTAGTCGACCACTTGTTTAGACGGTTTCGTGCTTCGGGATCTCGCAGGATCACAGTATAAAGGGCTTCCCCTGATTTAAAACTCGGTAATGTCATTAATGTAATGTTTCGTTATCTGGACGTTTAGTATCTCGCGTCTCTTTAACATACTTAGCAAATTCTTGTGTAAGTGCCAACGATTCGGTGTCGTGTAGTGCCGCAACATCGGCCTTTACACCTAGTAAACGCATCATACCACCAACATTGATTTCTTTTATACCATGCGCATACAGCACCAGCATAAGGTCAAACATTAAGAGTTTTACTTGTTGGTCAAGTTCTTCTTCTTCGGTCATGATATAATAATTTATCCCAAAGAAAAAGCCCGGCTATTGTAACCGGGCTACTAGTGTATAGTCGAGACAATACCAGAGGCTAAGCCTCTGATATGTATTAAGCTTCTACTTTAACAGTAGAAACTTTAGCACTGGAGTTAATACCAGATGCTTTGACCTTTACTTCGCCTTTCTTAGCGATCTTGGTTTTTTCTGCCAACTTACCAGCTACTGCATAGCCAGCATCACCAGTGATACCTTGCTCAGTCAAATACTGAAGAGCCTGGAGTTTAGTCATTGGTGTCGGAAGTTCAACCAAGTTAATGTCGGTACAACCATTTTTGTTTAAAATCTTGATACGTGCTACTAAATCATTTGCAAAACGAACTTTGGTGTTGCCGTTTTGTGTCGCTGTACCTGCTACGGTAAAAGTTTTTTCTAAAGTTGCCATTTTGTGTTGCCTTTCTAAGTTGCCTATTAAATTAAAATTTACTGCTATGCTGTTTCTCACAGCATATTCATATTATAGCTGATCGGTGATATCTTGTCAACCGTATTACGAATTTTGGTTAACCGTTTTGTTCAGTTCTTCAACTTGAGCAAGCTCAACTTCTAAACACCAACGGTTATAATCTCTTTGAAACTCCTGGTACTCACCTGCATCCATGTCGTAGTCTGGCGGTACCAACTCATCTGATTGAACGTTTTCGTTAATCATATTAGCCAAATACGCTACGAATGATAACATCACTGCCTTGGAACATGGAACGAACCACATTTTCTGCTTGGAAAGCCTGGCTGGCTTGTATTTGCATGGTACCTTCAGCTAACACTGTGCTAGAGTTTTTTTCGTATGCTGTATAACTTACTTGATATGTATTACTCATTTCCAACTCCTTTTATTAACTATACTACTATTATAACCGAAATATCGTTTCTGGTCAACCTAATTAATCCCAGGACTTTTTATCACCATACTGCTCGTTATAGTCGTATCCGGCCATGTAGGCTTGGATTTCGATTGGGTTTAAATCAGTAACCTTTACACCATTATAACTACCTTCTGGATACCAATGTGGATCACGTGGACGACCATAATAACTATCTGCACTGCCACGGTCAAATAAACTACCGTGAAGTTCACGATCAAACTGTGGGCCCTGGAGTGCTTGTTCAACCCGTTGTATTTCTGTAAATTCTTTTAACATGATTAAACTCCACAAGCGGTTAAGAAACGATTCAAATCAAATCTTGGATTTACTGAACGTGCTACTTGGGCAAATGCTTCTGCGGCAATACGAGCAGACTTGCGGTCTGGCATTTGGCTAATTTCACGTGCCATTGCTACGAAATGTTTTCTTGTCATTTCAACTCCTTATTGTTCACTATAATAATAGTATAACAAATTGGGTATTTCTGGTCAACCTTTTGGGCAAGATGTTAGAGTGTTGTTTTTACACAACAGATACTAGGTTCTTTTTGAATATACGCCAGCATTCAGCCCAGGTCCATTTTTGGCTGGCTTGTTTGATCCGATCGTTGTTTAATGCCAAACAATTGCGAACCGATTGTGCTAGGTTGTTGTCTAGGTATCCAGTAACACCGTTTTTGATAATGTCAATGGGTCCTGCCACCGGATAGGCTGCCACCGGGCAACCTTGTGCTAACGCTTCAATGATAACTACACCAAAGGTATCTGTTACAGACGGAAATACAAACACATCGGCCAGAGCATATTGATCCACTAGTTCTTGACCATGTAGGTATCCTAAGAACTTGGCATTAGGCAACTTACGTTCTAACTCGGTACGATACGGGCCATCACCAACTATGATCAAATCATAGTCTTCCTGGAACTGAATCAAATCGTCTAGTCCTTTTTCTTTTGACACGCGACCCACTGATAATAATCTTGGACGAGTGCGATAAGTGCTTCGAGTAACTTGTGGTTGAATTGTACGATCGGCTCCGCGAGTCCATACCACAAGATTCTTAAATCCACGACTGTCTAAATCTTTACGCATACTTTCTGTAGTAACCAGCACACGCTCACTGTGACGGTGGAACCAACGCATATACCAATAGGTCCAGGTAACAGGAATGCCATACAACTTGTTTAGGAATTCAGGAAACTTGGTATGATAACTGGTGTTATAAGGTATCTTATTACGCTCACACCACCAACGGGCAAACAAGCCTACCGGACCTTCTGTAGCGATGTGAATATAATCCGGCTGTATCGCCTTAATTTTCTTACTGATACCATGCGGCCAGCACAGGCGAACTTCAGGATAACCAGGGCAAGCACAATTAGGGAACTGCCCGGGATCACAATAAACAACACGATACCCGTTACGGCCAGCATGATCTTCCAAGTTTTTGAAAGTTGTGACCACTCCATTGACTTGATCGCGGACATTGTCTGTGATTACAAGGATTGTTTTTGGCATGATGTGGTTATCCGGAAAGAGTCAAACTTTAACCAATATTTTACACTGTGTTGAGCGTGAACGCAGGACGCCTCATTAGCAAATTCAATAGTCATTCTGCCTGGCACGTCTTTTGGATTGTTTATGTTTACCGCTAGTATTATCAACAGCCACATCGTCTGTCTCCTTGGTCCAGGTTACAATTTCCCAGGATCCATTATGATTCTCAACCAGGGCAGTCATACTCTCTACCCAGTCACCGTCGTTCATATATGCTATACCATCTACATCACGAATTTCTGCATGATGTATATGGCCACAAATTACACCATCGTATCCACGTTTACGACAATAAACAACAAGATTCTTTTCAAACTGAAATACAAAGTCTGCGGCTTTTTTAACTCGACCTTTAAGATACTTACTCAAACTCCAGTAGCCAAATCCCATGCGATGACGTAGCCAATTAAATTTGCTATTGAGCCCGAGCACAAAGTCGTAGGCTTTATCTCCAAGGAAAGCCAGCCACGGAGCAAGACGTGTGATGCCATCAAACAAGTCACCATGAGTGACTAGATAGTGTTTAGTGTCTACACCAATGTGTTCTGCTTGATTTACTACTTCGATTAGGCCAAACCCAATGCCCAATGGTATTAATGGGCGAAGAAATTCGTCGTGATTTCCGGCAACATAGACCACACGAGTACCACGTTTTGCATGACCCATGACTCGACGAACTACATTGGTGTGGCTTTGTTTCCATCGCCACTTGTTTTGTTGAATGCGCCAGGCATCTATAATGTCACCTACTAGATACAAGGTTTCGCAGGTATTGTGTTTGAGAAAATTATTAAGTGCCTCGGCCTTACAGTCGCGAGTGCCAAGATGAACATCTGAGATAAAAATTGAACGGTAAGTTTTCTCTGACATACACTATTTACTGCAATGCCAGAGAAAAAAGTATTACACTTTTGTTACACCGTCATGAGCGTCCATTTGGTGTCAAATGGTTTGCCTGCGGCCTTGTGCTTAACAATCTTGGCAAATTCCTTCTTGCGAAGTTCAAGTTGTTTCTTAGCATCGTGGTCGATACAGGCCTTGTAAACTTTGGTAACTAATTTACTTTGTTTCATAGCCTAATCCTCCTTTAGTAATAAAACTGTAACACAAGTATATATCAAAAGTCAACTAGAAAATTGTGACAAAGAAAAAGGACCGAAGTCCTTTTTAGTTCTGGTTACGAGCTCCAGTGACACTCTATCTTTGTGTCCGGTTTAACATTACTTCTTGACGGTTGACCAAACTTGTGTTCTAATTCGATCTGTCAGGGCCTTTGGTAGCGGAACATAGTCAAGACTCTCTGCTGGCTTAGCACCATAGGTAAATGCGTAGTCAAAGAACTTTAGAACTTCTTGTGTGGCCGCTGGGTTTGCTGGATCCTTGTAGACCAAAACAAAACTAGCACCAGTGATGGGCCAAGCACTGGCGCCCTTTTGATTCACAAGACTAATACCCATACCAGGAACACTAAACCAATCAGCGCCTGCGGCAGCTGATGCAAAAGTGGTGTCATCAGGATCTACGAATTTGCCATCGCGATTTTGTAACTTGAGGTGTGCAATTTTGTTTTTCTTGGCATAGGCATATTCAACATAGCCAATTGCGCCCTTTACTCGAGTTACATTGGCCGCAACTCCTTCGTTACCTTTGCCTCCTACACTACTCTTGGCTGGCCATTTAACTGCAGCACCTTTGCCTACCTTGGCAGACCATTCTTTACTGACTTCATTCAAGTAGTCAGTAAAGATAAATGTTGTACCTGAACCGTCAGCACGATGTACAACTGTGATATCTGTGTCGGGTAACTTCTTACCTGGATTAAGTTTAGCAATCCGGACATCATTCCATTTAGTAATGTTGCCTAAATAAATGTCTGCTAATACATCACTAGTAACTTGTAGTTCGCCTGGTTTAACACCGTCCAAGTTTATTACAGGAACTACGCCACCCAGCACTGCTGGAAACTGTACCAAACCTGACTTAGCCAGGTCGTCACCTGACAACGGAGCATCTGTAGCACCAAAGTCTACAGTCTTGGCTTTGATTTGTTTAATGCCTCCTGAGCTACCAATGCTTTGATAGTTTAATCGGTTTCCTGATAGTTTGGCATAATCCTCGGCCCACTTGGCGTAAATTGGATATGGAAATGTAGCACCTGCGCCGGTAATATCTGCGGCTTCGGCTGTGAGTGTAAATGCGGCGATTACTGCTAGAAATAAGTGTTTCAAAGAAATCTCCCTTAAGGTTGAGTGTGCGATCGCACAGTTCTATTTAAGGGAGCAAATATTACAATTGTATTACAAGGTAGCTTTATGTGCTTCCAATGTTTTGGTGAACTTGTTAGCATGACTGCGTTCTGCCTTGGCCAGTGTTTCAAACCAATCAGCAACTTCGTCAAATCCTTCGTCACGTGCTATCTTGGCCATACCTGGGTACATGTCAGTGTACTCATGTGTTTCGCCTGAAATAGCAGCTTCTAAGGCTTCTGTTACTGTCTTGGCTGGCATACCTGTGCCTGGCTCGCCTGCACCACCTTCAATCAAGTACTCCATGTGACCGTGTGCGTGACCTGTTTCGCCTTCGGCTGTGGAACGGAATACTGCAGCCACATCACCTGCACCAGCAATATCGCACATGTTTGCAAAATACAAATAACGACGGTTGGCTTGGCTTTCACCAGCAAATGCTTCCTTCAAACTTTCTTCGGTACGTGTACCTTTGATACTTTTTGCCATTTAAATCTCCTTTATTAAAAAATTATTGTAACACATATTCATCTTTATAACAACCGCATTCAGGACAGATATGGTTGTCTGAAAGTTCTGCAAATACTCCTTCGGTTGCTTCATCATGAACATGACCACACACTTGACATACGTAATTCATAGTTTTTCCTTTTGATTAATTGTACTGCTGAATAATATTGTACTATTATTTACATTATTAATCTACAGTTTTTAATAGGAATTATCTATTAACTCGTGAATATTTTTTTATGAGGTTTTACGGAAAATATAGATACCTTCTGATTTGTAGGCTTTTTCTAACTTGTTATTGCCCACACCCGGGCGAACATTTAAAATCATGTCAACGGTTTCAACATATTCAAATCCTACCTTTTTACTGATTTCTTTCCACAGGTCTACGATGGCAAATTGTTCTTTACCGTTCTTGTAGTCAGCAATGTTTACAGCATAGATACCATCTCTAGCTAATGCACTGTGTACCATTTTTAATGTGGGCACAACATAGCCATCAAACCATGCAGATAATTCCCGGTATCGATTCATGCACTGTGTTGGTTCATCTGTATAGGTTTCAAGATTGAAATACGGAGGGCTACTAAATGCCGCATCATAAAATCCAGGCTCGGGATCAAATTCTTCACTAGGGGTACAATGTACAGCATACCCTGATCCTAAATTTTGTTCTGAGAGTAATTCTCCCAGTGCAGTTAATCCTTGGAAGGTTCTTGTGTTTGGATCCAATCCTGTATAATGATAGCGTAGGTTGCTGGTCATGGCACCAAACATGCGGCCACCGTAGCCCGAACTAAAATCCAAGACGTTGCCTCGGAATACCGGACAAATATGTTCCCATACCGCCCGAGCATTCATTGGTTTAAAGTTTTGTATTGTGCCGCCATTGACCAACTCCAAAGCCCTGCGAATGTTCTTAGGAATCGCAGTATCCTCTCCTTCGTCTCTATGAACATAGGCCAACTTGATAGCACGTTTAAGTTTATTATCATGATTGAATCTAGCACGAATACTAACAGTTGCATTGTCATTCCACTTGGCGTCTTGCATGTTGGGAAACCAAAAACGACCAAAGGCTAGCCCTTCGTTGTTGCCTACTCCAAGTTGATGATTTTTAACTGACTTGGTCTTGGTTGCTAAATCATTTACCTGTTGTCTACATCCATCTAAATTATAGTAGGTAATTGGAACAATACCCACGCTACGATAGATATCAAATACTTCTTGTTGAATTGATTCTTTACCGGTATCGTTGGCCTTTGTCCATGCATCTTTGCCTAGTTCATGTAACCTGGGCATAACAGATTCGTAACCTGTGCATACATCAGCAGTGGGTGTATAGCCCCACTCCTGGCATAGCTGTTGGTAATAGTGCTCAAGCGACATTAAAATATTCGTAATGTTTTTCTAAAGTCCAGGCGTCGGGATCTACGGCAGTACCGTCATGTGTTTTGTATTCTGCTTGTAATATATCATAGCGTTTGAAAAAATACCAATAGCTAGGACTAGATTTTACTCGGCCCGATTTTTGCAGTATCTGATCATTGGGTTTGCTGATCAAACAAGTAGGAACATTCATGGCCTGCTTGACTGTCATAATACCTTGCAACAACATGTCTAATGCATCTCGAGCCGGCACTATATGCTCAAAGATACAATCTTTAACATCCACTCCTACTTCAACATAATGACTGCCAATCCCGCCACCAATCACATACCCGTGATATCTGCGTAACCAATGATCAATAGCATCTCGTACCAGGCGCTTTTCTTGAAGTGTTTGTTGGTGCTGGTATAGACTTAACAGTCTGGAAATTTCTCTCTCAGTGAGTTGTGTACTTTCCGAGTGAGTTTGTTCGCTACGCTGTACACGTTTATAGACTGTAGGCTGATATGATTCAACCAGTAGTTTGAGTGCGTCGTCTTTTGTGGCCATCGTAATCACCATTTCGTTGTCCTTTGAGTCTATGACATATAGGACAAAGTTCTTCAACATTTTCTAATACATTATTATGGGGATCGCCATCTTTATGATCTATTTCGGTCATCCCTTTGGCCCAGGACGGAACCTCGGGCCATTTAATCAAACAGTCAAAGCCCAGATGCCCATCAGTGTTACTACATTTCCCTGTTTTGAAAGGAATAACTCCTGGTGCATGTAGATGCCCACCATAACTAGCTTTTTGACAATGTCCACAATGTACCCGATATCTAAGATCGCCGGTGGCTTTGGCATGGCTTACCATTGCAGGTTTACCACACCCTGGATTAATGCAGATTGGTCTCATTGTATTATTGTACAGTATCGCCTTCGATGCCGTCAAACACACTACACCCACGTTCTACTGCTTCTACTAGTAATGCTTCAGTGGCCGCATCACATACCATTTCAAAGACTACGTCAATTTCCTCTTGGGTTAAATGTTCTTCACCAATCTGTCCGTTGAACACTGCTTCCACTACCATCATGCGTTCTTCTGAGATCATTGTTCTAACTCCGTAAAGCGTTCGGCAAACGCATCGATTAAACAAGAATACTTTTCTTTGGTTGCTTCGTTGAGATAAAATACAGTTAATCCTACCGGTGTTTGTAGGACTTCTTCTACAACAAACACTTGACCGTCGGGTCCGGTAAACTTCTTTCTCATTGTAGTCTCCATATTAATGACACACCAAAATACTGTCAGTGCTACCGGTACCAATAAATTGACGCCAGCAGTTGCCTTCTCTCACTGGACGCTTGTATTCGTTGCTAGTTTTCTTGATCTCCGGAGTTGTCACTGAACTTTCGGGAGTAAGTGTATAGGTTGTAAATGCAACCGCAAAAACTAATACAAGTATAGCAATAATTGATAAAAAAAGTTTTTTAATATTCATAATGTCTCCTTATTGTGCGCG